TTACAATATTAGAATTACCAGCACTAATAGTTGAAACACCACCACCACCACCGCCTCCTCCAATAAGAGTCCAATTAGCCGTCACTGGAAAAGGAGTTACATTGCGATTCACTGCTGCGGCAACATAATTAAATCCAGCATACTCTACAATATCACCGATTACATAGGTAGTGTTTGGATTCCACTGTGCGTATATTGACATTCTAACAGATGGAAAGAAAAAAATGAGGAGGATATAGATGTCCATTGCTAAAATAAAACAGTATCCATTAGGAGACGACGATATACGAAAACTGCTCGGTAATGACATAAAGATATGGAACTACCCACAACTGCAAGACTTAGACAGTGCCGAAGAACTCTTTGATAAGAAAGGACGTGCTATTTTACTCTTTCCTAACAGTAGCCCTACATCTGGTCATTGGACTTGCCTTATTAATCACCCAAAGTACGTGGAGTTTATGGATTCCTATGGAGACGCTCCGGATACTGCCCAGAAAGGTGGTATGTCTAAGGGACGTTTAGAGATGTTGGATATTGAGAAGCCCGACTTAACACGACTCTTACGTGCTTATGGAAAACCCGTTTTTTACAATCATCATCAGTTTCAGAAAGAATCTCCTAATATTGCTACGTGCGGACGTCATTGTGTTGTACGGTTGCTATATGCTCCTTACTCTTTGGATAAGTACGGAGCTATTATAAAGAAAGCGGGAATGAGTGCTGATGATTTTGTGTCTGCAATTACATACGATAAGATAAAAAAATAATACCTATGTAGAATGGCTTATAACCGTGGTACATTTCAAACACAAGGCGGTGACCCAGATTCACCCAATTACATATATTACAATTGCGATATTATCAACAGTAAGACGGATGATTTGAATGCTTTAAATCAAACTGACCCAGACCCACAGATTCGTTTCAATGAGACCCGTGATACGGCATTGGTTAAGGATGCATCTCAATATGAGTTTTCTATCATTCGTTTTACAATGAATGGTGCTAATCGTGATTTACCTCTGTTTATTCCGAGTATCGCAGTGGGTCAATCTGATATCAACCTTACCAACTATAAGGTTGCAATTACTCTTCAACAAACTTGGACAACTAATTTGGGTAATATTACTTTTAACATTTCTCCCGTCCCATCCAATGTAAGATATGTACCAGAGATTTTGAATCCTTTATTAGCTCCTCTTCCAGTTCCTCCACTCACTTTTCAAGATGTTACATCACGCTATTACTGGTGTTTAACGTATCAGCACTGGTTGGACATTGTTAATACTACAATGGTGACGGCTCATACGAATCTTTACACACAGTTTCAACAAGCGTGGGTAGCAACGGCGGGTCTAACTGACCCTTTTCCGTACGCAAACTTTACTGCGTTTCAGAATAACGTTCAGACTCCACAGATTATCTATGATGAAGGTCAAAAAATCTTCAGCTTTTTCGGTGATTCGGATGGCTACGGTCAGCGTTTAGAGCCTTTCACAGTTGTCCCTTATGTAGCGGGTACGGCAGTCCCAGCCACTCGCCCTCAAGAACGCCTCTTTTTTAATACAAATATGGCTGGTTTGTTTGCGAACTTTAGTGGTTTCTACTGGAACACAATAAACATTGGTAATATTGCGATTAATGATGTACCTTATCCAGCTTTCCCTAATCCAGTACCATCCGGTTATGTACGAGAGATGATTTTTAGCAATGAGTTTTATTCTAACGTAGTGGATTACCGTTTAGCTCCTTATTCTGGTGTTCCTCCATTGGGATTTGTTCCTATCGGTAAGCAGAAAGTCTATTACAAATTAACACAAGATTACAAATCAGTGGATTCTATCTGGTCGCCGATTAGTGCTATTGTATTTACAACATCCCTTTTACCTATTAAGTTTGAAGCCGCATCTGCACCGAACATCCTCGGAACGAGTAATTTAGGTGAATCAGCTCCGACCAGTCGTTCAGCCTTCACACCCATTATCACGGATGTAGCATTGGATACGGCAACGGGTGGAGCAGATGCCTATCGTCAATTCATCTATTATGCTCCGTCAGCAGAGTATCGTATGTCTGACCTTTCCACGTCTAAACAAGAGATTCGTAACATTGATGTCTCTGTATTCTGGAAGTGGCGACTCAACAACCAACTGTATCCCATCAATATGTTTAATTTATCCAGCGTATCTCTCAAGATGATGTTTAGAAAGAAAGGCATATAAATCATCTTCCGGTTTATCATAGAATTATATTCTAAAGTCATACTATAAGATGAGCCAAGACATTGAAAAATTAGCAGTACTGGATTCACGCATTGTTCAATCGCGTCCTAAATTTGCGGTGGAGAAGGGTGCTCTATCTCTGACGAACGCTCCCTTTAACGCCATTGCCGCAACGTCGTCACAACTTACTTTTAACCTATACGTGCCCAGCGAAAACGTGTTTGTTGATAGAAAAATGCTATGGAGTTCTAACGTGTTTATGTCAATGACTGTCACTCTTTCAAGTATCCCTACGGCTGGTGATTCCATTGTTGTTCCCGGACGTGATTTTGCCCTCGCTATGTTGCCGTTGAACTCCCTATGTAGCACCATTAGCGCCACAATAAACGATACAACTTCTGTAATAAATTCACAAGATACATTATACCCTATCCTAAGGTTGGCTGACAACAAGAGAAACCGTTTGGTTCGCAACGCTCCGACTATGTTGGATAAATATGCCAACTACAATGACGCCTTCGGTACTTTGGCTAATCCTCTGGCTGGTTATGAGGGTATGACAGATTACGATAATGTTCCTAACGGTGCTACTCCGTTTCTGGTATTTACCAATAGTAACGGTGGTGACCTTGTTGGTGACTCTGCAGTTGCTCCATTTGCTGGTGCTACTTACGGTCTCGTTAATGGTATTCCAGTATATGCACCCGCAGTAAATACTGGTTTGGTACATACTGTCTATTTCCGATTCCGTTCTACAGAGCCAATTGTGTTGTCTCCCTTCGTTTTCTCCGATGAATATGAGTGGGACACTGGATTATTTGGACTCAATAATATACAATTAATTATGAACTTAAAGGCGGCTGATGGTGTTAGCCGTGTTGTACGACAGTGTGCCCGTGCTGGTCGCACTTTGACTAACATTCAGTTCAATTCTGCTCCTCAAGGAGGTCCAATCCAGCAAGCCGTTGTCAATGTCCAGTTTTTGACTCCATCACTGGATGTTCCACTGCCGCCAAAAAGTTGCGTACCATATATGGAATTTCCGCGCTATATTTCACAATCAACAGCTGATATTTCATCCGGTGCCTTCGGTCAGATTCAGAGTCAAACACTCACTCTGCCTTCCATCCCAGATTTGCTTATCATTTACGCTAAACCATCTGCAATTGGTAAAAACGACGGTGAAAATTACCTACCTCTTGCTTCACGATTGCAAAACGTTAATAATCCTTTAAGTGTCAATTTTGACAATTTTAGCGGTCTCTTGAGCTCTCACACTACGGAGCAACTCTATAATATGTCCGTTAAGAACGGTCTTTGTATGGATTATGCTTCCTTTATTGGTCTGGGTAAAAGTGCTGGAGGTTCTTACGGCAGTGCAACCACTGGTGGTGCTATTCCCGCTGGTGGTACTTACCCAGCGGGTGAAAATTATGCTGCTCGTCAGCAAGGTCAGAACGTCCCTCTGGTCGGTTCTATCCTCGTTTTGAAACCTTCTCAAGACATCACGTTGCAGAGCGGACAAGCGCCGAGTTTGGTAGGAAACTTTACACTGCAGTTTAACCTTACTGTGTTTAATAATACGGAAGTAACTCAACGACCTCAATTGTTTGTCATTGCCGTTAATAGCGGATTTTTTGAGTCAATTCGGGGTTCAAGTAGAATTATCAAAGGTGTTTTGTCAGAGCAAGACATTATCTCTGCTCCTCTCGCTCCTATGGGTGTCCGGTCAGAATTGGAGCGAATGGTTGGTGGCTTTTCCTTCTCAGCGCTCGGCAACATTTTGTCTAAGGCAAAAGACATTTACTCTTCCACTAAACCCATTGTATCAGCAGTAAAGGGTTTCCTCCCCGATTCTGGTTTCCTCGGTAAAGTTAAATCTGGTTTGGATACAGTAGGCTACGGTACTGGTGGTGCGATGGGTTGCGGTACTGGAGCTGGTACTGGAGCTGGTACTGGCGGTCGTAAGAAATCACTCGCATCTCGGTTGATGTAGAATTTATTTTCCTCGGGTATATTATAAATGGCGTCGTGTGTTCATCAAGCTGGTACTATTGCATCTGAAACTCCTTTGCGTGTTGGTACCGCTACTATTTTAGCCGGTGGAAATACTATTGCAGTTGCCGATACTAATATCACTGCAACCTCTGTCGTTATATGTTGGGGCATTGGCGCATCTGATGCACGTGTCCTAACATTCTCAGTAGATAATATCGTTGCTGGTGTTGGTTTTAACATCAATGCTGGTTATTTGCAGTTCGTCGGCAGTTTTGTTAATGTTCCACCTCCTCCCACTTCTGTTAATGTTCCACCGCTTACAGTAGCAGCCAATAAAGTAGTTGGTTGGGCGGTTCTCCGATATTAAATCCTCGTTTTTTTTTATCTTCGGGTATATTATAAATGGCTTCTTGCGTACATCAAAATGGTTCTAATGCCTCCGAAACTCCTTTGCGTTCTGGTTCTGGTACTATCGCAACGAACACACAATCATTTGCAGTAGTAGATGCAAGTATTACTGCAAACTCAATTGTTGTAGTGAATCTCGGCTTAGATAATGGTGCTCTGGCTACACAAACTGGTATGTCTGTATGCCTTAATCCGGGTACTGGTTTTACTGTCAGAATTAGTGCTGTTGCTACCAATCCGGGTACTGGTTGTCTTTTTAGTTACGCCGTTCTCCGTTATTAAATGCTTTGTCGGTTAGTCTTCCGGTCAAAAAGGCAATGATGGGTATGACGGGTTTGGACATCATTTTATTTTTTAGAGATGTCCAGATAAAAAACATTTTTCAATCCGATTCTTTTTAAAATATTTTTTTTTTCGTCTAAACCCGTCATACCCGTCATACATTAAATCAATATAGTACAGAATGTCCTATCTTGATGTAGTTGCTACTATTAAGACTAAGACCATAGAACCGATATTGCAAGAGAGTTCGGTGAGTACGGGTCTTCTGCCCAATTACCCTTTATCTTCATTGCACGTTTGCGATAATTACTTCGGTGTCGGTCAGCTTTGGCATCACGAGTCATTGAATAAAGTAAATAATCTTTCAATCCAGACGCTCCGAACCGAATTATCTTCCCGTCAGCATTAGGGATTTGTAATTTATGCTTATCATCCGTACTGAAACCTAACATATTATACGCAAGACCCGCTTTATGGGCATTCTTCTGAGCCATCGCAAGATAATCAACTGGTTTTATTCCCAATGCTTCCAATTGCTTAGCGAACTTAGGCATCGGTTTAGATTTTCCTTGTCCATACATTACCGTATCAACAATACCACCCGCATCTGTTAATGCACGGGCAATCTTACCCGTCCAAGACGGCACTTCTTTAATCAATTCATCAATGGGTTGCTTAACGAACTCAAATACTTCTTCATTTCCTAACCCACTTCCCCTTAGTAAGGCTGAAACAAAGTCTTGACAATTGGAAAAAAACGGGTCATATTTGTAAAAGTCAGTCCCTAACCATCTCTTCGCACCTTCTAACAATGAATTAAGTGTTACACCCACATCTAAAGGAACTACAATCGTTTCTGTATCACTTGTTGGATTAGAGGCTACAGTGAGTTCAATAACTGCATTTTTTTCTAAAATATATTTCCTCGTAAGATTGTCTTGATTACTGACTTGTACAGTGCATTCCAATTGCAAATGGAAGAACTTGTCATATTGATACTTTTGTCGGACACTATTCCACGCACCAAAACTGATAATGTTAAGGGCAGAGTTAAGAGCAGATTGTATGGGTTCTCTGCGAACTCTGAGTGCAACAATGGGCATATCTCCGATTTCACCCAATAACCGACGTATAGAAGGAGACAGACGCTCACGAGGAGCTTTACCAGCCAGTACATTTCTAATTGAAGAGACTGTATCTGATACACGAGTTTTTACCACATCTACTGTACTACTAACGGCACGTTTTGCAGAATCCCATAAGTCCCCAAAGAATCCAGCACCTT